CAAGGAGAACCCGGGCGATCGGCAGACCATGCGCACCGGGTACAACGAGCTGCACCGGATCCCGGCGGATCAGGTACTGCACATCTATGAAACGCTGGAAGCCGGTCAACTGCGCGGCATACCGCGCCTGGCCCCGGTGCTGCTGCGGCTGAAGTCGCTCGATAACTACGACGACGCGGTGCTGTTCCGTCAGGAGGTCAGCAACCTGTTTGCCGGGTTTATCAAGAAGCCTGCGCAGGAAGGGCCTCCAGCAGTTGACCCGGTCACCGGCGAGCGGGTTGTCCAGGATCACGACGGCACTCCCATGGCTGCGCTGGAGCCCGGCTCCATGCAGGAGCTGATGGAAGGGGAGGACGTTGAGTTCTCCGACCCGCCCGATGCGGGCAATACCTACGTCGACTTCATGCGGCAACAGCTGCAGGCCGCTGCCGTTGGCGCAGAGCTGCCATATGAACTGCTAACCGGGGATATGAAAGAGATCTCCGATCGGGTGCTGCGGATCCTGCTTAACGACTTCCGCCGACGCATTGAGCAGCTGCAGTTCTCGGTTTACGTCCACCAGCTGTGCAGGCCGGTACGGGCAGCCTGGCTGGACGCCGCGGTGCTGAGCGGCGCGATTGAGCTGCCCGACTACACCAACCGGAAGCAGCGCCGTGAGTACCTGCGTACCCGCTGGATACCGCAGGGATGGGCATACCACCACCCGGTGCAGGACGTGCAGGGCAAGGTCATGGAGATCAATGCGGGCCTGCTGAGCCGAAGCGAACACGTACTGCGTACCGGCTACGACGCCGAGGTGATCGACCAGGAGAACGCGCAGGACAACCAGCGAGCTCGCGATCTGGGGCTCAGCTACAACACCGACACCTCGGCCCTACAGCCCGAGACCAACAAAGACGATGAGGAAAACAAGCCATGAGGAAACATGACAACCTGGCCATTGCTGTGGCGATGGCCGCTCTGGCCTCGTCACCGTGGCGCGTGCTGAACAGAGCCGCCGGCATGCCGGAGCTGCAGGCAGAGCACTGGTACAGCATCCGGGCTGCCGGGGAGGAGCAGAGCAAGGTCATCGAGGTATTCATCTACGGCGAGATCGGGTTCTGGGGAGTCACCTCCGGCGAGTTCATTCGCGACCTGCAGGAGCAGGACGACGGCGTTTCGCCGGTGCTGGTGCGGTTCGACACCATCGGCGGCGACCTGTTTGACGGTATCGCCATCCACAATACTCTGCGCGACCTCGGCGAGCGGTGCACGGGCAGAGTTGACGGTGCATGCTGGAGTGCCGGCAGTGTTGCCGCCGCCGGCTGCCACCGACTGCTGATGGCCGACAACAGCCTGATGATGATTCACAACCCGTGGACATGGATGGCCGGCGGCAGTGAGGAACTGCGTAAAACAGCAGACATGCTGGACAAGGCACGTGAGGCCATCCTGGCCAGCTACCAACACCGGGCCCTGACCATTGACGAAGCAGAGCTCAGCCGCCTGCTGGATCAGGAGACATGGCTCACGCCGCAGGAGGCCCTGGCCGCTGGATTCGCGGACGAGGTAATCGGAACCGGCCAGCCGCTGGGACAAAACGCCGGTCTCGGCAAGATCCTCAACCGGTACCGGAACGCACCGGAAGCTGCCCAGCGCTACCTGGGCCAGCGTGAAGAACCTGAACCTGCCGACAACCCGGCTCCGTCCGACTCAGAGGAGGAAGCGTCAGTGCCGGATCAGGAGGCGCCCGATCCGGATGAAACGCCGGACATGGTCGCTCTGGCCGCACTTGCTACTGCCGAGTGCGCCACAGCCGGGGTCGCCGATCACGCCACTCACATCATCAGATCCAGTGGCTTGAAGGATGAAGCCAGCATCCGCGCTGCGGTTGCCCAGGCGAAAGAGGTCAAGGCGCTGTGCGTTCTGGCCAAGCAGGCCGACATGGCCGACGAGCTGATAAGGGACGGCGTCACAGTCGAGCAGGCCAAATCAAAACTCTTCGACAAGCTGGCTGCGAACAGCGGCCAGGTCGAAATCACCAACCACCCCCCGGTGGATGACGGACCGGCGCCCAGCGCCAAAGCCGTTGACCCAGGCGCCGTTTATGCCAAGCGACGCAATCAACAACATGCTGCCTCGAAAGGAGCACGCACATGAGTATCAAAACCGAAGGCGTTCACGCCGGAGAATTCCTCCTTTCGGAGGCCAACGGTTCCCGCAGCCGCGAGAACATTGTCATCGCCGCAGGGGCAGGCCAACTGGCCGCCGGTACTCTGCTGGCGAAGATCACCACCAGCAACGCGCTGACTGCCACCGCAGCGAGCGGCAACACCGGCAACGGGACAGTGGGGGCCTCCTCGGTCACCAGTGAAGCGGTATCCGGCACTTACGTGCTCACCATCACCGAGGCTGCGGCGGGTGGCGGCCTGTTCGAGGTTACCGGCCCGAGCGGCGTTGTCATCAGTACCGGCGAAGTGGGCAAGGCGTTCAGCGCCGCCGGCTTCGGGTTCACCCTGAGCGCCGGTGACGCCGACTTTGTCGAGGGCGACAGCTTTACCCTGAGCGTGGCCGCCAATCTGGGCGAGTATCTGCCCTATGACGATGACGGCACCGATGATGGGCGCCGCACCGCCAGCGCCATCCTCTACGCCCCTGTTGATGCCACCAGCAATGATGTCCTGGCTGTTGGCATTGTGCGGGATGCTGAGGTGACCGAACGCCTGCTCACCGGGTTGGATGCCAATGGCGCGGCAGACCTGGCCAGCGTCGGCATCGTCATCCGCGACTGATCGCACCAGCCACACCCAATCCCATTCAACCCGCTTGTGCGGGTTTTTTTATGCAAGGAGCCTATCCCATGGCTGAGATTTCCATTTTTGAAGATGACGCCTTCAGCGTTTCCTCGCTGCTGGCGGTGGTCAACGACGAGCCGGTAATTGCCGGCCAGATCGGCCGCTCGGGCCTCTTCGAGGAAGAGGGCGTGTCCACCACTACCGTTCAGATCGAGAAGGACGGTACCACCCTGGCGCTGGTACCCGCCGCTCCGCGCGGCGGCGTTGGCCTGGCCGTGCTGGCCGACAAGCGTCAGCTGATCCCGTTCAACACTGTGCACCTCCCGCAGGTGTTCCAGATCCTCGCGGACGAGATCCAGGGCATCCGGGCAGTCGGCAGCCTGACCGAACTGGAGGTCGCCCAGCGGGTAGTACAGAAGCGACTGGACAAGGCGCAGAAGCAGATCGACCTGACCCACGAGTATCAGCGCGTAGGCGCGGTTAAAGGGCTGGTGATTGACGCCGACGGCAAGACTCCGCTGCTGGACATCTACCAGCGCTTCGGCATCACCCGTCCCAAGGCGTACAGCTTCGAGCTGGACAGTGACAGCACCGACGTCAGCGTGAAGTGTGGCGAGGCGCTGGACAGGCAGGAAGAGGCCCTCGGCAGCGTCACTGGTACCGGCGCCATCGCCTGGTGCGGTAAAACCTTCTGGAACAAGCTGATCTCCCACAAAAGCGTGCGTGAGACCTACCTCGCCAGCGAAGCTGCCAGCGCTTTGCGCGGTGATCGCCGGCAGGCGTTCGAGTTCGGCGGCATCCTGTGGGTACGCTATCGCGGCAAACACAACGGCAAGGCGTTTATCGGGGACAACGAAGCTCGCCTGGTGCCCGAGGGTGTGCCGGGGCTGTTCGTCACTGCCTTCGCTCCGGCTGATTACATGGAGACGGTCAACACCGAAGGCCTGCCGTACTACGCCAAGCTGGAGCGCATGCCTTTTGATAAGGGCATCCTTGGCGAGGCGCAGTCCAACCCGCTGCACCTGTGCACCAAGCCGCTGTCCGTCATCGAACTGACCGTCTGACCATGGCCGGCTTCGCTGACCTCGTAGACGACATGGACAGCATGCTCATGGAGTCGCTGAGCGACGGCCGGGTTGACCACCTCTCTGCCAGCGGTTCGCCGCTGGCGGAGGGGCTGGAGGCCATCGTCGATCAGGGTGTGGAGCGCCTGGCCGAGTTTGGCGCCGTCGAGCGCCTGATGACGATTACTGTGCGCAAGGCATTGATTCCCCATCTGGATAGAAAGGGTGGCTTTCGCAGTAATGCAGGCAGCCCTGTACCGGTCATGGGCGGCAAGGTCTGGCATATCGATGATGTTGCCAGCGACGACGGCCACCTGATCACCTTCTACGTGGTGCCCTGACATGCCCATCAACATGCAGCAACTGATCCTGGATGACATTGTCACCCGGCTCGAAGCGATCCCGGTCTGGGGCGAGATGGTGGAGGAGGACAACGTCCTGCGCCTGATCGACTCCGACGACCAGACGCTGCCGGATCGATTCATCGTCATCCAGCCGGGCCAGACCGAGGAGGTGGAGCGGGTAGGGTCCGGCAGTGTGAGGGAGCGCTGGACGCTGACCATCACGCCGATCACCCGAGTCCGGGGCGCCGCCGCGGCGCTACGGGAGGCCCGGTTGGCAATCAAGTCGGTGCTGGCTGGTGTCAATGCCGGGATCAAGGTCAGCGGACTGCAGCAGGCCGAGTTCATGACCGAGACCCCAATGCTGGCCGATGCGGGCCGGCGCTGGTCGGTGCAGGCCATGCCTCTGCAGGTCACCTATATCCAACACCTGAAATAACGGAGGCAGTCATGCCCCAGTACAGAGTCACCCAGGCGTTTCATTACGCCCAGGGCGGCAGCGTGGTGCGCTACACCAAAGGCGAGC